AAAATCTGCGGAGGCAAACTATTAATTATCTCTTTTTCTGCATCAGACTTTGGAGATGATATTATTTTTCTAATATTGGCTGGTAATAATAATTCATATCTTTTTTCGTTAACAAAAGAAGACAAAGATCCTGCTGCAACTTCCACAAAGACAGGATCAATAAAAGTATATTTCCAAGGAATTTCTCTTTTTTCTATATTAGCATTATCTAACTCATTAATTTGCATATCTGGAGCGCCAAGCGCCTTGTAAAGAGTTTCGCTTACTTTGAGGCTTAGTTTTCCTGTTTGTCTATGTATAACAACATTTCCTGTTTTGTATAGATTATTAAGAAATCTTTCGCTGCGATCTTTGCCGTTGATCTTTTTGAACCATCTTCTATAGAATCTTTCTATTCTTTTATTTTTGTGAACCAGTTTGATTCCTTGTACGGCAAAGTCTCCCATTAGATCAATAACATTTTTCACTAAACCAACTCGCTGGTAAATTTCTTCCGACCTGCGCATAATGATTTTAATTTGCTTAGGCACAGCTTCGTCTGGACGAAAATAATCATAATCTGTTCTGGTTAGTCCTGGTCGTCCACCAGTAGGACCATCTAGATTAGAATAATCCGTTCTATAATATCTTCCTGCTGTGGTCTTATTGATAGCAGTAAATTCTTCCAAAGACTCAGCAGATGCTTTGAGTGCGCTTTGTTTACTAGCTAAGTCTTCGCCCCATGCTATATAGACCTCTTCTGGTTCTCTGGAAGCGTTCTGTATATTGTTGTTTTTGTTGTTATTGGCCATATTTATTTGATTATCCTATCTAATAGCTATTACAATAGTATTACAATACCCATTATACACTATTGTCTGTAAATTCCTGTATATATATCATTATTTGCTGATTCCGTGAACCAAGAAGGCCCTTTATAGAACTCTCCTTGCTGATTGTTGTTAGGTATTTGTTTTAAATTTCCTCCAATCACATCATATTCCATAGGCTTGAGGGTTCTGCTCATTTGTCTGGCTGCCATATTTGCCATTAATAAAGAACTATATCTATCTTTTCTGAGTCTCCCTCTTTTGCCATTAGGCAATTTGACCTCTGGAGTATCCCATCTGTCTCTAGCATTAGGACCAGTACTAGTTTGTGTCATAACTATAGTGGTTAATTCGTTTTTAAGTTCTTCTATTTCCAATATACACTCACTCAAACTATCATAGATTGGATTTAAATCAGCAGACAATATGTCTTTATTTTCTTTATCTAGCGCTAAGCCAAGTGTAAGACCATCAAATCTCGGAAATAATAATACTTTGTCCTCAAAATCTTTTCTTAATCCATGATTCGCCTGAGCTGTCCAGTCAGCCTTTGCAAATTGCACCAACTCTATAATATGCAATCCTACTTGATCGTCTGTGTCTTTGGATTTATTGGGGTCTATAATAGGCCAAATCAAATGTTCTCCTTCTGAGACTTTAGATGGATCATGTAAAGCCTCCTCGATAGCAACGCCTCCTCCCTGAGCATCCAGTACTATTCTCTCACAAGGAAATACCTTCATAAGATTTCTGATTTTTCTAACACAAAAACCATAAAAATCATGCTCTGTGACTAGTCCGGTTTTTTGTCTTTCTTTAAAGTTGGTTCTGTTGGTAGTCCAACAATAAACTATTCTGGAATGGTCTGGATGAACCTCTAAGATAACTATGCTAAAATTATCCTGTTCACTAGCTGGGTCAACTCCATAAATGTATTTTCTGTCTGGTGATCCTTGAGTAACAGCATCAAATATTACCGGCTCGGATCCGATAATTACTGGATTATTCTCTGAGACTACGCAGTTTTCTATTAAGCTTCGTCTAAAAAAGCCCTCACTATCACTAACAAAACAAGCGGCATATTCCATATTATAAATGCCTGTATGAATTGTGGCTTTTGCTCTACTTACTTGTTTGTCATCCATGAAACCTTTAGGAATTAATTCGTATGGAATTCTAATAATAGAGTAATCTTTCCAATTAAAATTACTTGGAATTTCTCCATTAAAAATTTCTTCAAGTTTTCTTTGGTCTCCTTTACTTTCTACTATGGCCTTATATCTTTTCCAATAAGAAGCAAAGTGCTTAAAAGCATAGTCTGCGGTACCAGATATAATGGCTTGATTACCCATTTTGGTGGATAGTTCTTCTAGTTCTTCATTCCACAAACCAGCTTCAGCCATAGCTTCTTTTTTTGCTTGCTCTTTTACATTCTGTATAGGACTAGCAGACACAGCGGCGAAACCAGACACGACTGTTTCGTAAATATCTGGACTGATAGAAGCAAATTCGTCAGCTATAATGATATGTGCTCTTAAACCTCTAATCTTTGAACCATCTCCCATAGGAATAGCTATAGTCCAACTATCTCCCAATCTAATAGTACATCTATCAACATCTCTTCGAGGGCCGTCTTCATTACCGCTAAAAATACTACGCAAAATAGGGCTGGTTCTCCATATATTTTCCATATATTCAAAAATGATTTTACTCTGTCTAAAAGCGGCACCAACAACAACTATTTTTGTACCCGGATAAAAGGTCATACGTAATATACAATATAAAGCTAGTAAAAAGCTCTTACCCCAACCTCGACTAGCTATATACATAGGAAAAGGACGAATCCAGAATTCTTGCAAAATAGCCATTTGTATAGGATGTAGCTCTATATTAAAAAGAAGCTTACAAGTAGCTCCTATATATTTAGGATTTCTTAAAAGTCTCATCAGATGCAAGTCTGGCTGTTCTATTTCTAGCTTGGTCCTATTTATCATAGGATTTTTAGGAACAACTATCGAAGACAGTTCTCCTAATCCAAGCCAAGCATCATCAAATGTTTTTTTGCTGGACTTTTTCAATATAGTGAACTTTCTTTAGGATGGTCTCCGCCAACTTCTCTGCATTAGAAACATTTCCACAAAAAAGAACCTTAATATTATGATATATCTGTAATTCTAATAGATGCTTTAGGATAAAAGATGGAGTTATCTTGGTTTTCTCCCACAATCTTTTGGGTAAATTAGATCCAACCGGATAGTGCATAACATGAGACAAATCAAACTCTAGTAATAAAAAAGCATATTTAAATTTACTCATTCTATCTACAACATCTCTAAAGCGAGACTCTGTGATATTATTAGCAATCTCGTTTATACTTTTTTTTCTTTCTATGCACAATACATCCTCTAGTCCTTCTATACTATAATCTCCAGTATCCAATTTGCGATTAGCTGTAGCATAGTGTTCGAAGGACCAAGGTTGTTGTTCTCTAGTGTCTACGATTATAATAAAGTCTTCATGTTTATGCATTAGCTTCTTGTTCTTTTTGTAGTAATCTTCTAGATTTATTAATCGCTCGTTGAACCATAGCCTTAGCTACCATTTCAACATAAGGCAAGCCTCTTTTTCCACTTTCTTCCTTGAGCCAGCCCAAGATGGTATCCATATTTTGGTCGCACCAATCTGGTCCTTTCTCGTTCATTTCCAAAGCATGACGACGACAAGAGCAGCTTGAACTACTCTTAATACCAAGCGTACTAATCATGCCAGTCAAAATACTACCCGGGCCGTTAGGATTTTGCTCCAATGTACGAGGAAACATGTTTTGGAGAGCTGCCTGTACGTCATCTCCTAGTCTGGCCAACAAAGCTCTTTCGACTTGTGCTTGTGTCCAATCTCCCATAATATCATATTGCTGCCCAGTAAATAGATATATAGTACCAGGAACATTCTCTATGTGAACAACCAAGGTTTTCTTTGATGGAGTATCAGAATATGTAATATGCAACTCATCCAATACGATAGGAGGAGGAGTTACTACATTGTTATTGTTATCTGTAAATGGCGGCGGATTTAAAGTAATAGGTGATTCTAGTTTCATTTAGGCTTCTCCTTGTTTTTGTTTCTTAGGGCTGTCATCAGTAGTGGATAGCTATATTCTTCTTCCAATCCTTTAATAAGGTCATGATGATATTTGCACAACGTGATTCCATTATTAATATCAAATCTTAAACCTGGAAACCCAGCCCATGTTTTGATATGATGAGCATTAAGTTTCTTGTTAGATTTACAATTTGGCCATTGACATGTATATTGGTCTCTTTCGTAAACCTGTTTTCTCCAATTAATATATTGAGGATCTTTAAAATTTCTACGCATATTTAAATCTGATTAT